TTTCGATTCATTTACTAAATCATTATCTACAAATAATTATATTAATTATACATATTAATCATTGATCTTATTTTTACACATACTATCTTTGAATAGTTGTGTACTGATAAAATTTTTTGTACTTTATATGTAAATTATTGCTTCATTCTTACACATTGATTAACTATCCTGTGTACTGATGAAGATATTTTTATACTACGTATACTCTTTCTACATGCACTCTTGTGCAAAACCAAACTCATTATCTTACCAACCTGAATGGATTGGTAATTCTTATAAGTATGTTAGTAGTTAATTCTGCTATCTTTTAGATGAGAAATTTGGTATGTCAACACGAGTGCGCTTACTCAACCTAGAGGCTCACGGCTTGAAGAACTGAACTTCAGAAGAAACGTACTGCCCATGTGAATTAGCAAGAAAATACTGTAACTGAACGCACTACAGCGAGCGATCCTCGTTATGCATTTTAGTAGGTTATTAGGAGGTCCAATGGGACTATCCGCAAGTTGACTTCGTTATATTAGCACGGAAGAGCAGTATCTGGACACTGAAGCTAGGGTATTCATGGCAACATGGCGTTGCACACCCCTGCGGAAATAAGTATGTCCGGTAGAGCTAGGTGTTGACTATTAAGTTTTTTGTCTTGAAGTAAGGCAGTTTTATACTGCTAATATACTTCTCAAATCATTCCAATTTTGTACCTTAAATGCGGTAATAAACAATTTTGACTCTTTTTCACTAAAAGTAAATATGACAAGCTTTGAAAATGAGGGGGTATTTGCCGACATTAAGCGCCAAGCTGAACGTAATGTTCAGGAAGGAGAACGAATTATCAATGAGGCGAAGAGGATTTTTAATCCTTCTCACCTTACTGAGAAATCGTATCGTCTTGCCAGAAAATATCTGGACAAGATGCAAAAGATTTTTATTCATCTTAAAAAAGATGTTTATTCATTCCTTAGCAAGTTTGGATATAAATTTCAAATTGATTTTGATTTTTTATTCCACTTGTCATTTGGGGTATATAGATTGGTTTGTTATGATAACAAATACGATCTTATGATGACATTAATATATATCATCAAAACTTTCTTGGGAAATAAAGTTTGCCATTTCATGGATATTATCTGTGCATGGTGTAACAGTTTCTTAGACACATTGATGTCTATAGGAAAATTTAAAAGTGAGGCTATGCCTGACTTTGAACCAAGAGTATCTTTCACTAAATGGTTTGACATTATAGTTGAAAGTAAGATAGTTGAATCATTGAGACAATTAGTTCTCAATTTGGTTGGACTCAAATTTTTCAATAAAGAAACTTCAGAAAAATTTGTTAAAACACTTGGAGCAGCTAGACCAGTAAGTTTAGTTGAAATGTGTAGAAACATTCTTCAATCCGTTGAAGAATTTCTTATGTTTGCGGTAAATTACCGTAAGACGGGTTCCTTTATGGAAACCCTTGCAGCTAGAGATCCTGTTGTAGCATTTTTAGAGAAGACTTATGTCTTAACTCTACAAGCAAAGAATGTCTATATCGGAGATGATGCCAACTTTAAGAAGTTGTCAGAACTGCGAGGTGAAGATGAAGCTACTGAAGAAGCAAATTCAGTTAGCATAGCCGCTAAAGATTTCATTATGAAATTGCGGAATGCAGTAATAGAAGGCAATAATATTGCCGCTGCAAGAAAGGTTAATCCTGCCTTTAAAGCTAGGATGTATGCACTTACAGAGCTTTTGCAAGATTTAATGCAGAAGATGCGATCTAAGAATCGCAGAGCTCCTTTTGGACTAATACTCCATGGAGATCCATCTATTGGTAAGTCTAGTATTTTAGTACATATTTATAAAGTATGGGCTAAATACAAAGGTCTTGAGTATTCTCGAGATCTTGTTTTCGATAGGAATCCAAAGTCTAAATATTGGACTAATCATGATCCTATCTCTCAACCAATTATTCATTATCCTGAACTTGGTTCTATAGCGTCTAATATCGTTAAGACCAAAGGAGATGAAACTATTGATGAGATGCTTATGGTAGCAGACACTCAACCGTTTTCGGCTGAGATGGCTGTTGCTGAAGAGAAAGGGAAGTGTATGGTTATGCCAGAACTTCTCGTTATCGATTGTAATGATCCAAGAATGAACTTGGAACTTACTAACAACAATCCTGCTGCCATTAGGCGTAGGTTTGTTTATATTGAGGCAAAGGTTAAGCCAGAATATGCTAACCTAACTGCCTTAGACGAATCCAAGATTCCAATAGATTTGGAACATAAAATGGATTTATGGCATTTTAATGTATATAGGATGATTCCAAAAGGAGTGACTAAATCAGTCAGAGTCCAAGTAGGAGAACCTAATAGTGACATTTTTCACTTAACCAAAATTCTGGTTGAGCTCTTTGAAGAGCACGATCATAAACAAGATGGTTTTGGAAAAGCCGTCAAGGAAGATATCAATACATATTATCCAAAGGATGATTTTGTATCTGAATCCCAGGCGGACAGAGAAAGACAAGTCAGAAGACTTATAAACTTTGTTATCACTTGTATGATATGTTTTATGCCTGCGTCTATAAACGTATATATAGCGTGTTTAATTTTATTTCACACTATTAAATCGTTTTTCTTACAACCTTTTAGTTTTTTCTTATGGTTAAAACTAAAGATTTGCAATTTTGTATCATCGTACTGCGTTAGTTACAAACTGAATACTTACTGGGAAGAATTCTCAGATATGATGAAAACAGTTACAATGTACAACGTATTAGGTCTAAAAACATTTTTTGTTGAAGACCATCGATTTTACGAATATAAATATAAATTCTTTAACTACAGCACTTTAAAAAGATTTACAGCTTCAATGATATTTTTCAATTTAGCTATACACTTTTTTAAGTTATTGTGTTCTCTTATGGAGATGGCTCAGACATTTACGTCTGAGGGAAACATCGTCCAATCATCTGGTAAATTTCCAGAAGAAGACGTTGATTTTGAAATACTCAAAAGAGAACAAAAGTCAGAATGTGAATTTCCGACAGCAAAGAAGAAAGTCAGTAGTGATATGGACTATGACGTTGTAGAAAACGTTTATCCTAGATATGTTTCTGAAGAAAGGAACAAAAAGGATCCAGATCAGGTTTTCAATAGTTTAAAGCGCAATGAGCGTTTTCTAAAGATTACTTATGCTGGCCAAACTTTCTCTGCTAGAGGAGTTGGCATTAAAGGAGACATTATGCTTATGAATAAGCATTGTGTTCCAGGTGATGGCACTAAGATTGTTTCATCTTGCAAAATTGATTATGCAAGTAATGTTAAAACAGCAGTGTTAAACCATAGTGATTTAATTACAATTGGCGAAGACGCAGTTTTATTGCGTTTTCCAGGAGAACTTTTTAAAGACATAACTTTTTCTTTAACAGATTTCTTACCATCCCATATATCAATGGAAGGTAGATTTGCTGGTGAAAAAAGAAGAGTTTTGTTTCATAGTCGTCCTGCAGCCATTAAAAATTACTATAAAGATTTTGTCCTAAAGCAAGCTCTCAAATATGAATTTGCAGAGCATGCTAATGGAGACTGTGGACGCCCGCTTATGATCGTTGTTAATAAACAATGTTTCTTTGTAGGTATTCATAGTGCTGGATCAGATACAGGTCCTGAAAGTTACGCTACTTTAATTAATAAAAATAATGTAGAACGTGGCTTAAAGGATTTTGAAAAAGATTTCATTTCTGGAATTAACTCAGAAGGAAGTCTTAGACTCCCGAAAGGAGCTAAAATCAATCCAGTAACAGACAGGAGCCCCATATTATTTGAGGAAACTCCAGGTCTTGGTGTAATTGGATCTATATCTAATTATTCCATGATTTCGCCAAAGAGCAGACTTCTTAAAAGTCCGCTTGTCGACGATATCGAAGATTTAGTAGGTGAATCAGCCTACAGAGAGGATGGTAAATTAAAATATTTGCCACCTATGATGAGATCCAAAATGCGTAATGGCAATTATATTGCTCCTTACAATAATTGGATTAAGAAGGTAGGAGTTCAAAAGAAAGAACTTCCTTCCCATCTCATGAAAGCAACTAGTGTGTCTTTAACATGCTATTTGCTTGCTCAGCTATCAGAGGTTGGAGTCAAAAGACTCAAACCGTTTACGTTAGCCGTAGCACAAAATGGTTATCCTGAAAATTTTTACATCAGGGCCATTAAAAACAGCACATCTGGTGGCTTTTTGCTACCAGGTAAGAAGAGTAACTACAATACCAAAGTAGAACTCGATTTTAAAAAAGATGCTGTTATGCCCGACTATGAAGTCAAGGAACAAGTCTTAGAAATTCTTCAATCTTATGAAAATGGAGAACTTTCTCATGACATTGTAGGTGCTCAACTTAAGGATGAGCCCCGTACATATGACAAAGCAATGTCTGGTAAAACCAGAGTTTTTGCTATGTCAAGTTATCCTATGACACTAGTCAATAGGCAATATTTAATGCCATTTTATGCTCTCATGTGTGAACATAGAGACATATTTGGCACAAAAGTAGGAATCAACATGCACAGCAATGAAGCTAGTGAAATGTATGCTTCCCTTGTAAATTTCTCTCCAAATATTATGGAGGGAGATTACGGTGGATACGACACCAGTATGCCAATAGGCGTTGGTCTTATGGCTAATAGTGTCGTTGAAAATTGTTTGAAGAACCTTGGTTATAACGAATATTCTATGAAAATTGTTAGAGGTATTCTTTCAGACAATCTTTTCCCAACATTATCAATGGAGGGAAATTTGGTAGTTGCCGCTGGTTTTCAACCATCAGGCAAATATGCTACTGCAGAAGATAATTCACTTCGTGGATTAATTCTTTTGTATTTTGCATATATTACCATGTGTACTAGTCTGGGTCAAGAACATAGTCATAATGTTACTACTGAGTTCAATGCTGGAGATTTTTTTAAACATCTCAAGCCAGTGACTTATGGTGACGATATGCTTTGCTCTGTAAAGCCAGAATTGTCAGAATACTTTAACAACATTACTTATAGTAAATTTGTTGAAGAAGTATATGGTATGGAATTTACCACAGCTGACAAAACAGCACATACTGCTAAGTTTATAGTTCCAGAGAAAATGTCTTTTCTCAAAAGGACTTTTAGACATAGCAACTTACTTAAGCGCAGAGTGGCGTTATTAGATAAGGATTCACTCGTTAAGAGTTTAACTTATATATTGCCATCGCGTGAAGTAAGCATAGAAGTGCAAATTATAGAAACTTGCCAATCCGTATTGCGAGAGTACTTCTTTTACTGTGAAACAGTAGAAGAGTATGATCATAAACGGACGCAGTTTATCAACATTTTGTTAAATCATGTTGAATTATCTTCAGAAGATTTAGATAAATTGTTCCCTAGAGGAGCAAATTTGAAATATCAATATGAAGAAAACGTTGTTTAAGATATTTTTGTCGCGTCAAACAAAAAGAATCGTTGAAAATTAATATACTTGTAAATAGATGTCTTGATCTAACTTAAAGATTTATTTATTAAAGGAAACTTTCAAGTCAGGTGCAGACCTTTTTAGGTTTACTATGACTATATCAGTGGCACCTTATTAGATTGAGCGATCCTCAGTCGGTAGACAGATTAGTTAGTTAGCGTACGGACTCGCTTAACACAGCGGTCCATGTATGTATTTTGTGTTGCTAGTACTTTATTTAATTCTATGTCCTTAGAGGACATGCGCCTTCGGCGGGACCTTCGCAACGACTTCACTTATCGTGCGGATTTTAAGAAAGCCTATATGGCTAAAGTGTTGGAAGATGTTAAAGCGAAAACTGCTGCCCTTAAAAAGGCACGCATGCATCGTAGAAACGTCATCCGAGAGTCCAACAATACTCTCATTACGTCAGAAGCCGAACCTCATCAGAATCTCGAAACAAATGATTCTTATGAAAGCACTGGAAATCATTCTAGTGTTATTACTACTGATTCAGGTACTCGTCATGTGCTACCTCTCAATTCTTTTTTTGAGAGACCTACGCTAATTGATGATTTTTCCTATGCAGTAGGTGGACCTAGACTTACGTCTATTGATCCATTTGAGCTTTGGTCATCTGACCCTACAGTGAGAGGAAAGTTGGCTCACTACGCGTTCATCCGAGGGGATTTGAAAATTAAAATTACCACTTCTTCTACCAGATTTCATTTTGGTGGAATGTTGGTAAGTTTTCAACCCTATTTTGATGCAAATCCAACAGTGTCAGCACTGATAAATTTGTTTCAAGATTTTCCGGAAAGTCGCGAGCTGCTAAATAATTACTTAAGCCAGTCACCGGAGCGTCACGTTCTTAAATTTGGTAAAGATAATACCATAGAAATGACACTTCCAATGATCATGCCTAAGAAAGCAGCAAAACTCTTCAATAAAGATGGCACTTTAATTACAAACGCCACACCCTTTGAAGAGCTAATACCTTTGGGTACACTCGTCTACAGCTCCCTCAATGATCTGAGCGCTGCAAATGATGACGAGCAATCACCAGTTCGAGTCCAAACATATGCTTGGATGGAAAATATAGAACTGGGACCTACCACTGCTACTGATATTAATATCACTGCAGAGGCAGCACCTATCGATGATCATATCGACAAGGGCAAAGCTTGGCGCGACAAAATTAACAATAATGAGACGCTAGGCAAAGTCGCAGATTTGGCTAAAGATTACGCCAGCGACGAATACAACGATGCAGGACCAGCAAGCAAAATTGCTTCCGCTGTTTCTAACATCGCTGAAAAAGCTTCCTCTATCCCGTTCATTGGAGTTGCTGCAAAAGCAACTTCCATGGCAGCTGGATATGGAGCTCAGGCTCTCAAGTTTTTCGGTTTTTCAAAACCTGTACAACTTGATCCTTTGGTTTTCGTGAAGAATCTTCCGTACTCTAATGGTGCGGTTCTCGAGAACAAGGATACTGCATACAAATTAACCGCAGATCCGAAACAGGAGTTAACTGTGCAACCTTTAGGTGGTGAGGTAGGTATCGATCCAATGGCTTTAAAGTTCATGACGGGTCGTGAATCCTACTTTCACACATTTAATTGGAGCGCAAATGATACTCCTAGAGTGGACACTATAGCAATGTTTCCAGTGATGCCAAATTATGATACTCAGTTTTCCTTACCAGGATCATCTGAAGTAATTCATCAAATGTCATCATTGTCTTACGCCGCTATGCCGTTCACACATTGGAGAGGCACGCTTTCACTTCGTTTTGAAGTGATCGCTAGTTCTTTCCACAGAGGGAAGCTCATGTTTATTTACGAGCCGAACTCTTATGGGTTGTCGCTTATCGAGTCTGGAATTACCGACTTGAACCAGCAATACATTTATTATCTTGATATCGAAGAGGCAAGAGATATTACAATAGATTGTGGATTTGTCCACGATAAATTGTTCGCAAATGTTTATAACATTGAAGATGTGGATTTTTACACAGCCTTCATTGATCATGACTACACTACCGCAAGCATTCCAGCTTACACTCAATTGGCCAATACTGGTCAGTCGATTGGTAATGTGTATGTCAGACCATTTACGAATCTCACCTCACCTTCAACGAATGCAGCAAATGATGTTAAAATCAATTGTTACGTTTATTCAGATGATATGGAATTTGCAGTTCCTGTCGATATGTCTTTGTTCGAAGTAACAAGACAAATCAGCTCAGAAGCTTCACCCATGGCACCTACTTCCACTGGTGCCGAACAACGGACCGTTGCATCAAATACACGCACGTCCGAAGTTACAACGCTTATCAATGAAGTTAAGCCGAGTAACGCCAACGTCTATCTGTATCACTTCGGTGAGAAGATAGAGTCCTTCAGATCTTTATTAAAAAGAGACGAGGGAATAGCCCAATTTGGTACTACCAACGCCACAGCTGGTGTTTCTAGTATCAATGTACCTGTGTACCCATGCGCAAAAGCAAATGGAGTTCCACAGTACTTGGGCAGAGCAAGTAATTCCGCAACTAGTTTTAATACTAGTGCACGACTTACCTTGTTCGACCACCTCAGGTACGCTTATCTCTTTTGTAAAGGAGGATATAGATACAAAGTATACGAAACCAACCCAGAACAATACTGGGGAAAGGTTTGTGTTGATCGCGTCATATATAATGATGCTCAAGATCAATTTGTATATTCTAATTCTCCCGCACTAGGAAATTTGCTACCACGACTAGCAGGGTCTGTGTTATTTGATACACATACCAATGCTGGGGTAGAGTTTGAGGTACCCTACTACTCGGACAATTTGTTCGAGATGTCCTGTCTTCCATATAAGGAAACGACTGATAACAACAGAGGCACATTCACTCAATGTAGAGCTGGCGCTAAAGTTTCGTTTGAACATCTTTTAGATGCTCACAACTTTGCCAGTCTTATTGTAGGGAGTGCTGCTGAAGATTTTACATTCTTTCGCTTCCAAGGAGCAGGCTTTTACGTTAGAAATTTAAATGTCTAACTTGTAAATATTTAAAACCACAACAAATTGAATATTATTGTAAACAAATGAAAATTATTGTAAACATATTTATTATTATTGTTAGTAGCTAGTTTAGAAATTAGTCACTTTCTGTTATCGAAGTTTGTCGAAAGACACGGTACTGAAAGTTCCCTTTTTTTCTTCGATAGCATCGGGTATTTTACCCGACACGGGCGGACGTGTAAATAAAATTACGATGGTGCGGAGCACTCTTGTATTCCGCACTTTTTCATGGATTGGACCATAGAAACTCGTATTCCG